GCTAGCACTATTGCGTAACTTAGCAACAGCTCTCCAAGTGAATAATATAGCCAAGTTAATTCGCATTTTTTCTCCTTCTGAGAAGGAGGCGTAGGAGAACTCATCTCTAAATCTCGATTTGATTGTTTCTTCAAAATTTTCATTTAACTCAAAATTAACAAAGAAGTCCATTGCAGCCAAATACTTGTTAATCAGTTTATTAATAACAGGTACATACTGTTTAATAATTCTTGCTTTAATACCATTATCCTTAAGAATAATAGATGATATATTTAATGCATCTTTGTCTTTAAGTAGTTCTGTTTTCTGTTCTCTTTGCTTATCAAGAAGATCTTCTAACTCTTTCATCTTATCATCATTCATAATAAGATCATCAGATTTATCTTGAAGTTCTTTCATCTCTCTTGCAATCTTTTTACATTGCATAACCATACCATTAATATTATTACTCTTAGTAATTTTATCAATGTTTAATGTAGATATTTGAGATGATACATCAGCGATATGTTGAATTTTCTCGTGGATGGTATTAATTTCCTCTTTGAGTTTTTCAACACCGGCTTGGGTTTCTTGAATCTGTAATTGCTTAGCATCGACAGTCTCACACTTGAACTGAAAGTCAATGTCCTGTCTACAAGTAGGACAGCTGTCATGTGAAGTAAAGAACTCGATGTCAGTTTGGAGTTTGGTAATTTTATCTGCCAGTTGTATTTCGAGTCTTTGTAATGTTTTTTGCTTTTTGTTGACCTGTTCTTGGTCTTCGATTGTAGCTTTGAGCGATACAATTTCTGTGTCCAGACGTTCAATCTCATTTTGTTCTAACTCTATTAGATCTGTTTGATGCTTTAATTCTTTTCTAAGCTTTTCAATCTGCTCTTCACTATTCTTTTGCATAGCAACAATATGTTCGTTTTGCATCTTAATCTTTTCAGATGTAAGATCATATTGATACTCTACTTCCATTAGTTTACTATTGTTAGTACTAATCTTATCTTTAAGAAGGCTATTCATAGTAGAAAAAATTTGTATGTCAAGGAGATCCTCGATTACTTCACGTCTGTTCTGCGCTGTAAGCTGCATAAACGGTACAAACGAAGCAGAACCAAGTACTACCACCTGACAAAACGATTTATGGTTAAGCTTTAAGATTTGCTTTTCCAAAACCTCTTGATAATCTTTTGTTTCAGCATCCTGATTAATTAAATTATTATTCTGATATACTTCAAAGATTGCTGGTTTAAGACCACGAACAATCTTATACATATGCGAACCAATATTAAACTCTATCTCTACTACAAGATCTTTCCTGTTTATAGAGTTAAGTAATTGTGGTTTATTTACTTTACGAAATGGTTTATTGTAAAGAACAAATGATAGTGCATCAAGCATAGTAGACTTGCCTGCACCATTCTCACCAACTATTAGTGTTGTGTTGTTCTTACTATAATCAATTTCAGTAAAGCTATTACCTGTTGAAAGAAAGTTCTTCCATCTAATCTTCTTAAAAAATATCAAACTCTTACACCTATCATTTCAACTTCAGCATCTGTTTCAATCCAGAGTTTTGCCCCACAAGGTCTAGGCTTATCTGGACGGTATATCATACGTGATGGTCCTTTAATATCTACTTCCATACAATACTTAACTACACCATTCTCTTCAACACGAACAACAGGTTCTTGCTCACTACGTTTAGCGTTTCTTTGAATGATGTTTCGATTAATGTGTATGATTTTCATAGTATATCATGTGCTTCAATATAAAGGTTTTGTATAATGTTTTCAACACGTTTTCTATCAGTGTTAATGTTCATACTATCAATAAACTTGTTAATTATACTCATAGTATCTTCTGCTTCACTAACAATATCGTCATCAGCTTCTAAGTCAAGGTGAAAATGATCTTCTACTACTTGTAAGTCAGCTACACCTGCTTTTTCTAGTTTCTCAATAACAATATCAAACCAGAATGGGTTAGTTTTATTTTTAACAATAACTTTTACATAACAGTCTTTATAATCGTCTACGTCAAAATTAAATACTTCATCCATGTTCTTGTTGATATCATCATAAAAGAACTTATGGAAAATCTGATTAGGGTTAGGAACAAACTCTACACTTCTAGTTTCCGTATCCAGGATATGAAATCCTTTAGTGTCCACATAATCACTCCATATATATTGTACAGGAGTGCCAAGATAAAAGATATTACCACTATTGGAACGAGTATGGTAATGCCCAGAAAGTACGAGATCGAATTTATTAAAGATCTTAGGGTCGTCGCCATGATCACTTACCTGTCCTTTATACATTTCATAACCAGCTAACTCCAAATGACCTAGTGCAATAGGTGCTGTTGTTTCCTTAATACACTCTAATGTACGTTCTCTATTCTCATCACATATCCAGGGTAATAGAAAAAGTTTTGCTTTAGTAATATTACCAAATGTAGGACCTGGTACTTTAGATATATCTCTTAAATGCAACTCACAGGGTGCATCGTAATAGATGTGTGTCTTAGGATATCTTTTTACATCTCTAACAACATCGTTATACGGTTTAGGATCACCGATAAGCTCTACTAATGCATTTGTTGTATTAGTATTCTTATAGTAAGTATCATGATTGCCTGCAATAATATGCAAGTCGATACCTAACCTATCAATTGGATCAAGAAAATCTTCTCTTAAACGTCTTGCAGTTACATAGTTAACATACTTACGACGATCAACGAGATCCCCAAGATGAATAATAGTATTAATATTTTCTCGAATAATAGTAGGGAAGAAAACTTCATCTAAAAACTTTTTCATATGGTTGTGCATGATAGGAGAGTCATTTCTGACCCCCCAATGCGTGTCAGTTATTAATGCAATCTTCACGACATATATTTCCATTCTGTAACTTTTCTACGATTACTTGCTTCAGCTCTTTTTATTACTTCATCACAATAATCACGAATAGCCTCTAAACGCATAATATAATTAAGTCTAAGATTATCTTGTTTAGTATTTGCTACACCTTCAGCACAATCTATAACAGCTTGTGGTATTAAATGCATTTTATCATTCTTCATAGAACTTCTCCACTCCTTGACGGCGCGATCTACTCTTACGTTGTTTTTCAGCTTGTCTACGATCGTAAGATTCTACAAGCCCTTTCATATACTCATTATCTAAATTAACTGTTACTGACTTATCTTCGTCAAAGGCTTGTTCGGCTAACATACCTTCGAAATAAAAATTTTCTAGTGTCTTTTGTTTAATATAGAGATGTTTCTTTTCTTTATCAATACGCCTGATAAAAGCAAACCAAATAATTTGTGTAAAGTATGCAAATGGATTATCTGACTTATCCGGATTAAAATTGTCTAGATAGTTAACACAATTTTCTAATCCATCTGATATCATCTCATCTCTAAATGTATAACTAATAAAATTAGGTTTAAGAGATAGACGGGTAGCAATTTTAAAAAGACATTCACCAATATAAGCAGGTATTCTTGGCTTTTCTTTTCCGTCTTGTTTAGCCTGCTCTACATCTTTCTTATGCTGTAAAATGGCAGTATAAAATTTTTTATTATCAATATAATGTTTATTTTTAGTTGGATCAGCCATATAAAATTCCTACCCTATTACAACTTATAACTATTATGTTAGTATAAATTGTAATAAAATGCAACTGTTTAATGAAATGTTTTTGGTTTAAAATCTGGTATTTTTATTTCTGGTTTAGACTCTTCTTCAGAAGGCTTAACAAAAGATAATTTTTGAGTCTTAAATTCTTTAACAACTACTTTATATTGCGCTTCTATAAGTTTATGCACTCTAGAAGTAGCTATAATACTATTCTTACTAAACCATACTCTACCATTATCAGCAAATGGCATGTATGGCATAGTATAAACATGTGCTTCATCCTTCATGAAAATAATTGGATATTCAACATGAATATACTCATTATCTTCTTGCTTAATTTTAGCAACTATAGGAGGTGTACCTGGTACTGTTATTAATATGATCATTAAATGTCTGTGTTAATAATACGGTATTCAAAACCTTCTCCATTATAGATATTTATTCTTTCCATAAAATGTTGAAGCGTGAAATTAGTATGTGTGCTAACTCTTAAGTCATCTGCAATATCGTAAAGAGTCATTGTATCTTTACTGTCACCTATTCTCAATCCTCGTCCAATAGATTGTAAAATCCTTACACGAGACTTAGAAGGAGAAGCAAGAACAACACTATGTAAGTTACGAATGTTAATACCAGTTGAGAACGTACCATAGCTTGCCACAATAATAGCATTGGGTTCTCTTTCGACAATTCCTCTAATTCTCTCTCTGTCATCACCTTCTACTCCACCATGAACAAAAAATATTTTACGATCTGGTGCTTTAGTTGTCATCATATCATACAGTACTTTACCATGCTTTTCAACATACTGGAAAAGCACTAGAGTATTACCCTCTAATGATAATGTTAAATTACGAATAAATTTATTTCTCTTTTCATGTCTAACTAAAAAGTCCATCTCATCTTGATAGTTTAACTTCTTAGTAGATTGTCTAGTATCTTTGTCATACTGTAGTATGAGCGCTTTAATCTTTAGGTCAGCAACATGTCCCTGTTCCATCAATTCAGTAGTTGTTGTAACTTGCTGTACTGGGCCAAACAGACCTTCGAGAGTAATTCTATTTGTTAATGAACCATCAAGAGTTCCTGTAAACCCATAACGGTATCTACAGTTAATTAACTTTTCCATAATTGATTTAAGAGAGGTAGCCTTAAACTGATGAACTTCGTCACCAATAACACAACCAAACTGGTTAAACCAATCCTTAGGCATTTTATAAATTGATTGCCATGTTGATATAACAATAGGACTTGTGGATACTTTATCAACACCAGCTGTAATACAATGTATGTCTAAAGCCTTACCTTGGTAATCTTCGAAGTCTTTTTTCATCTGCATAACAAGAGATATAGTAGGAACAATAACTAGCACTTTTTGTTTTACTAACTTATTAAAGTATCTTGCTAGCAAATAAATTATTAATGATTTACCTGATGCAGTGGGTGATAAAAATATACCTCTTTCCATTTCTACAGCAGTTTGAAAAGAGTTTATTTGATAATCTCTAGGTTCTAGTGTAAGTTTAAATGCTTTTATTACATCGTTTACATCATCAAATATACCATTATACTGTAATTCTTTATCTACTTCTATATCATAGTTACGTGTAGCTGCAAACTCAGAAATCTCCTTAACCAGTCCTGTATAAGTCAGGCCAGTTAAAGAGTTAAGCAGTCTAATCTTTCCATCCCAGAATTTGTTTTTGAACGCAGGTGAAAATTTAGCACCCGGTACCATAAACGTGAGATGATCTGAGAGTTCCTGGACCACGGAAGGTTCACTTACTACTCTCAGATAAACTTCGTTCACCTTTTGTAATAACAACCTATCACGCGCCCACCTTGAATTTTTCGTAGTCAATTGCGCTCTTGATTAAGTAACCTCTATTACTTATCGATTTGATAATCGACTCGAGCGTATCTACTTTTTCACTTTGCATTGCAATACGAAGATTAAGTTTAATAATGTCCTGATCAGCATCTATATGCATGGGTATATCAGACTTAAGTACGTTAAGTCTAAACGGTTCCCATCCATTTGATTTTAGATCTTCTTCAGGTAAAATGCCACGATAATAATCGTGCTTGAGTTTAATTAACTCTCTTTTTTCTTCTTCTAATTTACGAAGAAGAAGTCTTTCTTCTGAGTAATGTCTGAGATACTTACTATGTAGTTTAGGTATCTTAAGAGCTTCTTCACCCAACTCAGTACGGTCGACATCACAGTCTGTCGACCACATATCTAATATTTCATCAAGTTTCATAACAAACCTATTATTGTACTGATTTAACTCTGTATATTCTATACTTAAATGTAGCTGTCATAGTTACATAGTTAACATCAGTATCGTTAACTGTAAAATTAATTTCACTTATAGAAGTAGGAAATAGATCTTCAAACTGCACTTCTATATTAGGTACCATATCACTAGTTAATATGGTAAGTGTAGCATCTGATACTGTAGTTTCTTTAGAACCTTTAGGAGCATCTTTTACTTTTTTGTATTGGTCAAAGTTATCTGGAAACCCGATAGCAACTAACCAATTGTATATTTCATAATAACTCTCTAGATTCTCATCTAACATAAATGTAATTTGTAGATCACCATAATCTAGTTTATTATTAGCAATATCTATGAATTTAAATGGTGTAGGTATAGTAATTGAACCTAAAGTAATATTAGGTAAATTTACATTAGTAACAAAAAAGTTAAGGTTAGGTGCACGCGAAAGCTTGAACCTAAACCCTAACGGTGAGAGAAAATTTATATTATTTGGTTGATCAGTTATAGCGGCCATAAATTACTCCTTATTGAGTATTTATGATCCACTTTTAATCTTCTTAAATTCTTTAACTTCTTCTAGAACACCCTTAAGAAGATGTGCCATAAGAATAAAGAATGATCCGGTTGCAAATAGCGTTAAGATGAATAATGCTATTACAAATACCAGATCAGATGGTGAATAACATGCTTTAAGATCTAAAAACATTATCAAGCTCCTGCCATAGCATCCACATACCGTTCATATGCTTCTGCTTCTTCATTATAATAATCTTCCATATCAGCAATCTGCTTATCGATATGTTTAGAAATATAACGAAGTTCTTCAACAACCCATTTATGATTACGATCATTAGACATTTCAACAATCAAATCAATTTTACGTTGAATATCTAAAATGTCACTTACAGCCATTTCACTTCTCCATAATCTCTATACTATGATATTACCATAGATCGTAAATTATATCAAGCATCTTCTAGTTCTGGTTCTGCACCAAAGAACAACTCCCGCATACCGTCCATAACAATCCAGTATGCCTTACGTTCATCTTGATCAAAATGCTCACAAAATTCAGCATGACTCGAATTATAAATGCCTTGCATATATTCGAGAGTTTCTAAAATACCAGCATCATGTTCTACTGCAATTGCGTTGATAATTGAAGTTGCTTGAGCGTTATTCATTTCCATATCCTCTCTTCTCATCATATTATTATAATAGCGGTATTTTAAAATAAATGCAACTTATATTTTATCCTACCCTAACATAACATACTTCTTCGATATCGATAAAATCTTCCTTCACTTCATACTCATAGTTATCAGTACCGTCACCTAAAAACATTCTCTCACTATATCTCAATTCTTCCATAAATTCTTTATCAATCTCTTCACCAACAAACTCAAGACTTAAATAACCCCTACAATCTTCATACCTAAACCAACCTTTTTTATTCACTACTTCGTTAATCAATTTTACTTCTTTATCATGAAAAAACTCTTCAATTGACATATCGCCTAATTCGAATTTACCCATAAACTCTTCTGCTAACTTATTCATTTCTATCTCTCCATTTCTTATATTATTATAATCGTATATTTTACTAATTAAATCAACTGGTTTTTTCCTAAAAACACCGTTGAAATCATTGGATTTTTTAACCTATTGAAATCATTGGATTTTTTAACTTATTGAAAACATTAAGTTTTTTTAGGAAAAAACAAGTTGCATTTATTAAGAATTTATACGAATATAATGAAGTCAACAACGGAGGTTAAAAATGGAAACTAACTCTTATATTTCATTTACTCAAAATATTCCTTCAAATGATGAATATACTAACTTTTTATTAGATATTTTAGAAAAGTTAGTAGAAGGAGAGAAGGTAAAATTAAATAAAAAAGAAAAAGAGAAGTTAGAAGAGATTTTAGATTGCAGTTTTAATCAAATAGAGATTTTAGAAAAAGAAGTAGAAAATACTCCTTTTTATGCTAGAGAATCAGTTTTTAAGTAAAATAAAATAAAAGGAGGGAGTTTATCTCCCTCCTACTTTATTATGGAGAATGTAATGCGTGTTGTAGTACGAAATAGTCTTAAAGAGAGATTTGCTGCATATTCTAATATGCCGAGTACTTATGAGTACGAAGGAGAGTTACTCGCTACTCCTAAATGGGTAGATTATCCTGCAATTGCATTATCTACTGGTACTAAAAAGTTTCCTTTTAGACTTATTGCACACAGTGATATTATAAGCATGGACGGAGAGAATATCAAGCTAAAAGTGCCAGAAGATACAAAAAAAGTTATCCAAGTTACTGGTTCTAAAGGTGACGTATATACAGTTACTATCGACGGTACTCATAAGACTTGTACTTGCCAGGCATATACTTTTCGTCGTAGCTGTAGACATATTGTAGGTGTGGAATGAGTCTTGATGACTTTATGATTAATCATGTAGAAATAGAGAGACGTAGAAGGATACGTCTTTCACTTGCAGCATATGCATATGAGTTTGAAAATACCAGTATTATGTCTGATGCTGATTTTGACAAGTTAGCATTGCAAATTAATCCAAAGTTGACTACAATAGAAGAATATCAACTACCTGAGCAAAAAGACAGATATAAAGTGTTAGATAAGTTCTTTCAGAATGAGTTTCAACCTGATACTGGACAATGGGTTCATAAGCATCCTGAATTAGATAAGCTGGCTAACTTATATAATAAGCTGTGGAGAAAGAAGAATGTACTTTCGTAGACGTAAGGTTATTAACTTTAGAGAACCTAAACCTGTAGAGAATCCTCTTATTTCGTTTGCATATAATAGGGTGTTGATTGAGACAGATGATGGTACTGTTCTTATAGTAGAAGAGAAACCTAAGAAGAAACGTAAAGTGAGAGAAGATGATGAAGATTAATACTGATTGTTCTTTCATGACGAAAGATAGAATAGAGACGTTT